ATGACCGACACCACGATCGAAGCATTCATCGCCAAGCGTCAAAAGCAATTGACCATGCAAGTGCACCTGTACGCTCTCGTCGACGGCCTCCTGTACGCCGATGCAGCCGACGCGTCGCCGCTACAGCGATCGCAGTCGGCAGTTGCGCTGTTCGACGGTACGCCGGACGCGTCACTGGCCGATGCGGGGCCGTGGCTGATCGACTACGAGCGGGCGGCCGCCGCGATCCGCCAGACGCTATCCATCATGGCGAGCGGCTCCACGGGCGTCTCCTGGCTGATCAGCGCATATCCAATCGAATCCCTCGCCGACGAGTTGCGCAACCGGCTTGACGTGCGCCTGCCGGATGGTCGCACCGCCCTCCTTCGGTTTTACGACGCCCGCATCATGGCCGACATGGCGTCGCTGATGGAATTCACGCAACGCATGCAGTTCTTCGTCGCGACATTCGACTGGCTCGTCGAAGTGAATGGGAAATTGAAGGGAGTGCACCCGCATGCTTGAGCTGACTAGCGAACAGGTCGCCGGCCTTGCCGAGATCGACGCCCGCGGATATGTCGAGCGCGTCCGGCTGGATCTCGTCAAAGGAGACGCGAGGCTGGTCGACGATGGCACGCTACCGACGCGCCTCTGGAACGCATACGTTGCCGCGCGACAACTTGGCATTCAATCGGACGACAACGTCGAGGCGTTTCTCCGGATCGAAGCATACGCACCGAGCTTCTATATGAAGCCGGCCACGCGGGCATGGTTCACCCGGCCCGGCCGATCGCCGGACGAACGCTTTCACGACTACTTTCGCGTCATGAAATGGCGCATCGAACACCCCGAATACAACGGAGGACTTGAGAATGGCGGCAGCACTTCCACTGCTGAAAGGAGTAATAGAGGAGCTTGGGCCGGTATTGGTTCGAGCTGGCGCCGCCTTGTTGGGTGGGGCAGCAGTGGCGGGGACAGCCAGCCTGTCTAGTGACACGACGAAGGACGAGAGCAAAGCCAAGACCGACGCGAAAGCGGTGCCGCGTACAGGAGAAAAGTGCAAGAAATGTCCGCCGGAGGAAACTGGCTTTGCGGAAAACAAAAATCACCACATGTCGGCGCGTTCCCGCAAGTATCAGGGCCGAATAACCGGGCGACCGTATAGCGTCGAGGAAGGATGGAGCGAAGAGTGGGAGTGGCTTGGAACAGACTTCGATGGTTTCGTGCCAGCGGAGTGCCTATTGCAAGAGGCCAAGGCGCATTATGCACAGTTCCTCAGGCGCAACGACGAAGGCGAACTCAAGGCAAAAAAATGGTTCGAGGGGTACGAAACCTTGTTCAGCACACTGGAAAAACAAGCGAAGAAGGTAAAACTAAACCCGCCCAGCCACTTGAAGTGGTACTTTGAAGAGGCCGAATTGCGAGAGTACATGCTTCCAGCGCTGATCGAGAATCAAGTAGCATCCGTCTGGCAACCGTAACCCACGACGATCATGGACATCAGACTCAAATTTAGAGATGACTCACTCGAGCCGACGAACTTCGGGGAAGTCCTGTCACGCATTCAGACCGTGACCGCTGAACTAGCCGCGATCGATCCGACGCTCAATCGCTGGTATGCGCGGGGAAAGAGCCGCGATGAGGCACTGCTATATCAGGCATTCGAAGACGGGGCGCCATCTACCGCTATCCTCGCGGTGCTAAAGCACAAATTTGCAGATGATCCGAATACGACATATGTCGCTCTGTGGGACGGAAACGACGACGACGATCGCGGAGCAACCCTCGCATGCCATCTCAACGAGCCGGGCCTTACCAACACATTCGAACTATCGCTGTCCGACAAATCGATTCTCGGCAATCTTGACTCAGTCATAAGAATCGTTCGAGCTGCAGTCATCGCATTCAAACCCGCATACGTCGCCGTCGCGCCGAGAAGCTACGCGGCGCGACAGGTGTTCGATGACAAGCCGGGCGTCGGCTGGATGATCTACTTGCCAACCGTGATCACGCAGCAGCAGGTTCCGGAGGCACGTGAGATTGTTCCAATCCCGGAGACCGGCAAGGCGCAGACCGGCACCGTCATTGTCAGCACTACGGACGCCCCGTTCTCGATGAAGAATCCCGAGCACGTCGAAACGGCAAATCGGATCGAGATCCGTCTCGTCGAGCAAGACCTCCTCCCCACCTTCAAAGATCTGTAAGCGTGATGCCGGCGCGATAGACCGCGCCGGCATCTGCTGTTAGAACAGACCCACGGGCTGCGCCGCGTCATCCCAACTGAAGATGATCAGTTCGTTCCGTTCGACGCCCCGCCCACCACCGACCGTGTACTGGATCGGCACGGTCTCAATGTGAAACCCGTCGAATACGCGCCGAATGTCCGGGTGATCGTTCAGGCTCACGATCGCCCGGCCCTTGAGTGAACGCAGCCGCTCGGCCATCTTCTCGTACTCCTCGAACGGGAACGCCACGCCGTACCCCTCCGTCTCGTAGTACGGTGGATCCAAATAGAACAGCGTGTGCGGCCGATCGTAACGATCGATGCACGCGGCCCAATCCAAACGCTCCACGAACGTGTTCGCGAGCCGAAGGTGGGCCGCTGACAATTCCTCCTCGAGGCGCAACAGATTCAGGCCGGGCGGCGTTGTCGTCGCCGTGCCGAATGACTGTCCTTCCAGCTTCGCCCCAAAGCAACTTTTCTGCAGGTAGTAGAACCGCGCCGCACGCTGAATATCGGTGAGGGTTTCCGGGACCGTCTGCTTGAGCCACTCGAAGACCTGCCGGCTCGTCAGCGCCCATTTGAACTGCCGCACAAACTCCTCTAGGTGGTGCTGCACAACCCGGTAGAGGTTGACCAGCTCGCCGTTGACGTCGTTGATAACCTCGACCTTTGCCGGCGGGCGCAAGAAGTAAAGCGCCGCTCCGCCCGCGAACACTTCGACGTAGCAGTCGTGCGTCGGAAAGCGCGGGATGAGATGGTCAGCGAGGCGGCGCTTGCCGCCGATCCACGGAATAATTGGATTTGCCATTGCGAAAGCCGTTATAAACTTGGTGTAGAATCCGGCCCGCCTACGTAGGTAAGCAGGGCCTTGGCCGATTCACTGGCACGTACAGTGGAAAGGCGACCGAGGAATGTGTTGCCGCACGCCCCTCCGTCGCCCTGTTTCATCCAGCGCGTTACGCGCCTTCAAAATTGAGTCCGAGTCCAGCCATACCTACTAAATTTGGTATGTTCATAAATTGCTGGATGGACTATCTTCTATATGGGGATGCCATCCCCAACATAGCGCTCCACGTCGTCGTTTGCACGACATGGAACTGTCCTCCCGTCATGAGCGTCACATCGAGGAAGTATTGGCGATATGTTCCGTACAGCTTGTTGAGAGTCATCGTGCGCGAAACTTAACCTTCTGGAGAACAACAATGAGCACCACGATTACCAATGCCGGTTACGGCGTCTGGAACAACACGATTGACGTCACATCTCAGGTTCAACAACAATACGCAAACGGCACGCGCGTGTTTCTCGCGGGCAATCAATATGGCGACCCGTCCCCTGGAGACCGTAAGTATCTCTACATCTTCTGGACGATCAACAACGGGCCGGCGCAATCGGGCGTGACAGGGGAGAATGACAATCGGGGTATCAGGATCGAATAAGTGCTCCTCGCGCGAATCGGTTCGCTCTCCCTCTCGCGACCGGACCGATTCGCCGCTTCCAGGCTATTGCAATCGTCATTGATTCATTTCTCAGAAATCGCGACGGTTGATCTCAAGTACGCGATCAAGACACACCCGCCCTTCAGCAATTCATGGGGCAGCTTCTGTCGCGCATTCAAAGTTATTTTTTCGAATCATTCGCCCGTCGCCAGCCTCGCACTTCCCGTACTGACGGTAATATCCGGCGAAACTGCGAACTGCGTGATCAGTGCCGTCTGCTTGTCGGCTCGCGACGACGATCCGAAGAAATACTCTTTCGATCCGATCACCATCGTGATCAGCACGCCGAGCAGCGTGTCGAGCGTACTCTTCACCACGTCGGGCATCTTGATTTCGCCGATCGCGAGATAGAACTCCAGCCCGATCACCACGAACAGCGCCACGGTGTACATGTAGGCAAGATTCCGTGCCGTGTGATCGTGCTCGGCCGCAGCGTACTGGCGAGCGCTCGCGCGATCGTCGGCCGCCACCTTGTCGGCCTGCACATGAATCCCGGCCATGTTCTCCGCGTGCGTGAATCCGGCCTGCCGCATCTTCAGCTCGAAGTCTGCGTCGGCCTGCTTCAATGCGAGCAGCTGCTCCGGCGTCATCGGCTGACCGCCGAGCGCAGCCTTCACCGTGTCGACGGATCCGTCGCTAATCCCGAGCTTCTCGGCAATCGTCGACGCCGCCATCGCTGCAACGCCCGGCACCCCGCCCGTCAGCGCCGTGACAAGCCACGGCGCAATCGTCTTCAGCACGTCCAGCATCGTCACACCCCCAACGCGCGGTTGAGCTGCCAGCCATACTCGAACGTCTCGTTCTCCGGCCGGCGCTCGGCCAGCTCGATGTAGAAAACGGACTGCTGGGCAGCGATCATCCCGTACAGCACGCGATGACCATCCGCGCCACGCATCGCGAGGAACGACTTCAACGCCGCGATCGTCATCGGGCCGATACCGCCGTCGACGGCGACGTCCGGGAATGCCTTGCCGTTCTGATTCAGCACGTTCAGCGCCCGCTGCAAAAACTTCACGCCCGTCGCCGGGCCGGCATTCACGCCGATGTCGAACAGTTTCTCGGCGAGCGTCGACGAGATCGCGTCGACCTGGTCGAACTTCGGTCGCGTCCAGTAGCGGGCCTCGCAGATCTCGACCGCCGTCGCACGCGGCATGCTCTGCATCGGCCCCGTGTAACCGTTCGCGCGAGCCTCGGCGGCCGTCACGCCCCACATGGTTCCCTCGAGCTTCCCGAGATACCAGTTCCCTCGATCATTCGGATTGTTCGAGAAACCACCCTCGCGCCCGATCAGCGCGTCGATCTTCGCTGCAAGATTCATTGCTTCCCTCCCCGGCCGATGGCCTGTTCCAATACGTCGATCCGCTGTTGCTGAAGTCTGTTCAGCGCATCGCCCTCATTGATGTGCGTGAAGACCCAGACGATCGAGCCGACGAGAAACGTCTGCACTACGCCCAAGCACACGCCGAGCACCCACATCGCGCCCGTCGCCTTGTTCTTCATCGCGTCGACCTTGCGGTCGACCTCCGCGATCGCGCCGGCCAGCTCGCCGCGAGATCGTTCCTCCGCGCGCGAACGGGTCCAGAGCAGCCCGACGTCCTCGCGCACGGTCTCGGCCCGCACCGCCATCTCGGCAAGTCGCCGATCGAGATCCGCGAACGGCTGCACCGACCGCTTGATGTCCTCGACGCTGGACGCGACCGATCGCATCTGCTGCGCCAAGGTCGCCATCTGGACGGCCAGCCCCTCTTGCCTTTCGTCACCCATCAAACCCCCGTTGAAAAAAGAAAAGCCGCCCGAGTTGCCTCGAGGCGGCATCCAAACATTAAACAGAATTCGAGAAAATTCTAATTAATTTATCATTCACCCTAACAGAAAACCCCTCAGGCAACAAAGCGGCATCAACCCAGCGATACACACGTAAATTGACGGTTTACATTCTGACGCCCGAGACCTACCATCAAAATTCCAATGCTTGCTCGATGAAAAATTTTCGCGCACTTAATTCATCGAGCGCATTGGTTTAATCCACGATGAATACGACACACTTTCCATCACATGCATACTGGAGGAAATAATGGCTCGCATCGTTTGGGGAACCGTCAGCAGCAACGGAAGCATCCAGAATGGCAGCGGAGATTTCACTGTCGAGAATATCGGCACCGGCAAGTACACCATCTCCTTCAGCCTCGGTTTTTCCGCACTTCCCGGAATCGTTGGATCTCAAAATAACTTCAACAACCCCAATCAATCCAATACGGATGGAATATCCGTTCCGTATGTCAACAAAAATTCCTGCCAGATTAACACCGGCGATGGAAAAGGCTCGGCCGACAACCGGAGCTTTGCATTCGTTGCGATTGGCGACTAGCACGACCTAAATATTTCCAAACCGACCCTTACCAACGAAGCAACCGACTAGTGAATTTACGGCCACTGTCGAGTAAGGGTCGGAAACAGCTGACAGAGCAAATACACTGAACGCGCCATTAATGCTTATTAAGACGACAGTTCGGAGAATTTACGAACGGGAAATATTCCGCATCGTCTCCTGAGCACTACCGCGGCGCGGGAACGACTAGGTCGATCTTCTTCGTCGGCTTCTTGCCGTGGCCGGCCTTCGCCTTCCCCTTGTTGCCCGCGTTCAGTTCCACCGACGTCTCCCAACTGCGGCCGGCGTACGTGTGCTTCACCGACTCCACCAGAAACTCGCCGTCGGCCTCCTGCTTGAAACCCTTCAGCTTCACCGACTTCTCGGCCGCGATATCCGTCCGGCCGCGCATGCGCAGGACGCTCTTCGCGGTATGCCGGTTCAGCTTCTCGAGGCGGGATTTCGCCGCCGCCTTCGCGGCCTCCGGACTGGCGTATGAATGGCGCTCGGTATGAACCGCTGCAGCACCTGGCGGCGCATCCGGATTCGGGATCGTGAGATCGATCTTCTTCCCGGTCTTCGCGTTGTGCACCTTCGCCCGCACCGCGACGAAGTTCGCCCGGTCCGGAAACGTGATCTCGTAATCGGCGAGATCCGCCGGCGTCAGCTCGATCGACGGCAGCGTCTTGCCGCTCGCGCTCTTGCCGCCGCCGATCGGGCCGACGATCAGCTTGCCCGCCTTCACCGTCGCGGTCGCACCATACTGCCGCGCGATGCGCGTGATGAAGTGCAGGTCGCTTTCGCCGAACTGATCCGCACGCGGCACGACGGCCTCGACCGAACACGCGGCCGCCCACTTGTTGCGACGCGCGACGTCGCCGACGATGTCGGCCAGCTTGACGTTCGTCCAGCCGCCGTAGCGATGCGTCTTTGACGTCGCCCGCATGTTCGCCGGTTTGCCGCGAATGACCATCGTTGCCGGCGGCCCGCGCAGCACGATCTCGTCGATCGCGTACTCGCCGAGCATCGACAAGCCCCGCCCCTCCCAACCGAGCGAGACCTTCAGCGTTGCGCCCTTCGGGGGAAAACGCACCTTGCCGTCCCGGTCGTCCAGCTCGATCTCGCAATCGTCCGCCTCGAGACCGGGCTTGTCGGTCGTCTGGATCCGCAGCACGCGGTCCTGAATCACGCGTGTGATGTCGTCGCCGTTTGCGACGATCTGGAAAATAGCTCGCATTGCCCCTCCCTCACGACCACAACTGGATCAGCTCGTCGCGCGGCACCTCGAGGTCCGGCATCACGATCAGCACACCGGATCTGAACGGTTGCGCCTCTCGCGCCAGCCCCGGATTCGCGTCGTAGACCGCCTCGACAGTGCCGGACAGCGTCCCGTAATGCTTGTAGCAGAGCGTGTCGAGCACGTCCCCGTCAGAGGTTCTGAGCGTCTTCGCCATAGCGGACAAACTCCAGACTGTAGGTTTGTTTGCGAGGCGCACCATCCGACATGATCGCCTCCTGCTCCTCGTCGACGCCCTGCAAATACCAGCGGCCGAGCACGTCGCCCGTGCCGGCCGTGAGCTGCACGGGCTTCATCTTCGCGCCGATCGCGCGCAGCGTTTCGATCTGCCGGAATCCCGCGCCGAGCGCCGGAAATACGACGCCGGACAGCGTAATCGTCTCGCCCCCTCGGCTCACCGCCTGCGCTGCCTCCTCGCGGTTCAGGCGCTCTTGCGTCGCGACCTTGTAACGGGTCGAGCGCCGCAGCTTGTCGAACGCTGCAGTCGACAGGCCGAAATGGAACGAAACGCCGTCATCCACCGACAGCGTCAGCAGATGAGGGGTAGAAGACTTTGCGCCATCAAACAGGCCAGAGAAAACCGAGCCGAGACCGGCCGTCTTCGCGAACGACTTCAGCGCCCCCATCGTCTTCTCGCCGACCAACGCAGTGAACTGCGTCTGCACGCCCTTCAACGCACCCATGACACTCTTTGCAGCCGACCGGATCAGGGGGTGATTCAGCGCTCCCACCATCTTGAGCACGTTGTTCACTGCCGCGCCCGTCGCCGAAAAACTGCGCAGCACTGTGCCGATCTTCGGACTCAGGTCGCCAGCCACGGACAGCAAACTGGTGGCGCCTGACAGCAGCTCCGCCGCCGACTTGAGGTTTCCCGTGGCCAGCTTCGTCAACACCTCGACGGTGTTCCGACTCGCTGCACGGTTCCGGTCGAACACGCGAACCACCTGACGCACGCGCTCGGACGCGATGCTCGCCTGCGTCGCCGCCTTCGTCACGCTCGATACAAAATCCATGCGATTTCCCCTTACAGATGCGGCGCGTCGAACATCGCCGACCGATTGCTCTTCTCAAGCGACTCCGACATGGCCCGCTGGAGCTGCGGATTGAGCTGCGCGAGCAGCTTGTCCGCGATCTGAGCGTCGGCAACGCCTTCCACCTTGACGTTGAATGTCGGCGAGAACTGATTCTGCTGTTCCACCTTGAACGGCCGGGCCTGCGGCGAATCCGGATTCGCCGCCGACGCCGCCTTCGCCGCCGCCTTGGCTGCGTCGCTCTCCTCGTCCTTCTTCCCCATCGTCCACCGCGCGAGAGTGGCAAATAACTTTTGCCCGGCGAACGTACCGATTGCACCGCCCACGACACCGCCAACCGCTGCGCCGATCGGACCACCCGCGAACATACCGATCCCCGCGCCGAGCTTCGCGCCGGCAAAGCCGCCGGCCAGACTGCCACCGATGCCCGCGAACCCCTCGACCTTGTGTGCGGTCGTGTCGTCGCCCTGCGCAACCGCGTATGCGTTCTTGGCGGCAAGTCCGATCTTCAGCAGGGTGGCGGCAATGGCGATCTTCCCAGCGTACGGCGCAATGCGTCCGGCGACGCGACGTAGCGCCGCGAGTGCTCGCCCCCAACGGCCACGCGGAGGAGGAGGTGGCGGACCCGGCGGCCCGCCCCCAGGACCACCTCCGGGACCGCCACCGCCAAAATCTCCCGGGCCACCCGCCCCTCCGCCACCCGGGAAGTTGACGACGAACACGCGCTGGACACCGCCGGCCGCCCCACCCAGCGGATCGAACCCGGGACCGCCACCTCCACCGCCCGCTCCGCCACCACCGGGCCGCACCCTGGTGCCGCGAGAGAGCCAGCGCCCGCGCGCCATGTCGAACAGGCCTCGACCGATGTTCCCCACCGCACGCGCTCCGCGATACGCGACCGCAGCACCGATGACGCCCACGACAGCAGCAGCCGTCTTGGGCGACGCATCGACCGCTTCGTGAACCTTCTCGCCGGCCTTCTTTGCACCCTTGCCGGCGAGATCCGTAATCGGCCGCAGGGCGTCGCCAATGCTGCGCATCGCGTCGTCCCACTGCTGCAGCACTTCGCTCCAGATCTGCTTCGAGGTCGCTCGCCGGTCGGCGAGATCCTTTTCGATTTCGCCGCTTGCCTGCGCCCCATTGCGCTTCAGGTTCTGATACAGCTCGGCGTTCTGCATATAGGCGGTCAACGCGGCCTTGACCTGCATGTCATTGAACAGGTCGCCGGTCTTCATTGTGTCCTCGAAGGCCCGCATCTGCGCCTGCCGCTTCGCCGGATCCAGCTCCGTGTTCAGTTGCTTCGCCACAGCCGCAAGCTGCGCGGCCTTCTTCGGATCGACACGCTCGATGTACGCCCGCGCGAGCACGAACGATGCCTCGAGCGTCGACCAACCCTTGCCGATCGCCTCCTTCATCTTGGCCTCGTAATCGACGCCGGCTTTCTTGTAGTTGTTCGCGGTTTCTCCCGAACCGATCTTCGAGAACCAGTTCTTCAGGTTGTTCGCCGCCTCGTCGGCATTGCCCGCCGTCTTCATCTGGACCTGCAGCATCGCGCCGAGCTGCGTCACGGAATCCTGCCCGGTGATACCGATCTTCTTCATTTCCGCCAGCAGCACCGGGAACCACCGCGCCATGTCGGCCGATTCAAACGAACCCTCCTTGCCGAGGTAGGCGATCGCCTCGAGCGCCTTCATCATCGCCTTCGGATCGGTGATGTTCGCGTTCTGCTGCAGCGCCTGAATCATCTGCGCTGTCTCGACGCTCGACGCGCCCTGACCAATCGAGAACTTCGCAACGGCCGGTCCGAAGTTGAGCGCGCGATCGACGTCCATCCCGCCGGCGACCATCTGATTCACCGCATCGGCCAGCTCGTTGCGTTTCATCCCGTTCGCCAGCGCGTCGCGTCGGATCCGATCCGACATCGCGCTTTCCTGCGCCGTGCGCGCGATGCCCGCCTTGATCGCAATATCACGGATGATCGCCTGATACTGTGCGGACACGACGGCCGGAATTGCGACAGCCGCCCCGAGCTTCGCCGAGTCGGCGGCGGCATTGCGCATGCCCTCCATACCCGCATTAAACCGTTCATGCCCGCGCGCGCGCAGTTCCAGCCCGCGAATCGTGCGGCCGAGGCGCGCATACGCCCGATCGAGCCGATCCACCTCAAACCCGGCCGCGCGCAGCGCGCTCAGGTTCGTTTCCAGCCTGCGCCGGATCCCTTCAGCTGCACTATCGCCGGCGAGGTGCAGCCGGCGAAACTCGGCTTGCAGCCGGATGGTCTCGCCAATCTGCCGTTGCCACATGCCGCGCTCGGTCGCGGCCCTGCGCAACCCTGCGATCCTCGAGCTTGTGTCAGCGAGCGCCCTGCCAAGCGTCGCCGACACGGCACCGCCGATCACGATGCCAAGTGAAATATCCCGTGCCATGTCGGCCTCCGCTCAATCCCTGCTCAGTCTGTTAGCCACCACACCACATCGTCGAGCGTCATGTCGTCAACCGACTGCGGCGTCGCGCTGAACTCCCGCATCATCCGTTTTGCCAGCGCCTTCACGGTCGCGATTGGAAGCCGGACGAGCGGATCGAAAGGAGCTGTATGCACGCTGCATGGCCTCGTAATCGGCCATGTCCATCGCTTCCATGTCGTCGGGAGCCACATCCGCAAGCAGCGCGAACAGGATGATTTCTTCTTGCGCGTCGTCGCCGCCCGCCTGCTTGCTCGCGGTGCGAACATCGCGCACCTTCGGCCGGCGCATCACCAGTTCGTCGCGAACCACGCCGTCGAATTTGACCGGATACCGCAACTTGATCTTGGTTGTTTCCATCGTGTACCTCAAATGAAACGGGGCGACCGCATGGCCGCCCCGTGGATGGTGAAAAAGTAACTTTGGCCGTCACGCCGGCCGGCGTCACATGCCGAGCGCCTTGCGCACTTCCGCGAGCTGGTCAACGCCGTCAATCACGCGGATCATGTTGAGCACGTCGAATTCATGAACCACCGCTCCGTCGATTTCCATCTTGTAGTAGCTCAGCTCCACCGTGTACTTGACCTCCGATTTATCGCCGGGCTTCCAGCTGCCGGGATCGTATTCGGACAGCATCCCGCGCATGATGGCCGCCACCGCCTTCACTTTGCCCTTCGTGTCGCGGAACGCGCCACGAAACGTGCCGTTGAACGCATTTCCATCGGCCAGCCCGAAGAACTTCAGCACATCGCGTTCGAGGCTTCCCATCGAGAAGCTAGCTTGCAAGGCTTCCATCCCTTGATCGACCTTGATCGGGGCATCCATCCCGCCAGCGCGGTAGTCCTCGGTCTTGAGCTTCAGCTTCGGCGGATTGACCTCCGGCGAGCGGCCTGCGAAGCCGCGCCCGTCGACGTACAACGCCATGTTGTTCAGTGTTTCCGGAACCATGTGTTACCTCTTACGATTGCGTGTCGAGCACTTCCGTGAGCCACTGATTCGTGACCTCGAAACGGAAGATCGGGTTTTCGGCCGGCGGAACATCGGTGAACCGGATATTCCAGTACACCTTGCCCTGCTCGAGCTGCGATGCCGTGTTGAGCTGCGGATCCGGGTAGACCTCGAAGTTGATGATCGCGCCTTGCCCCCGCAGATCGCGCATGAACGCCTGCAAGCCCTCGGTCACGTCCTTCACGTACGTCGCCGTGATGCCGCGATCGATCGCCCACTTGTGACCAGCCTGCACGGCGTCCATGACGATGTCGAGCGTCCGCACCCGCGTCACGAACGCCCATTTCGGATCCGCCGACAGCGTGCGGTTGCCCCACAGTCGATAACCGCCATCGCGAATGATCGTCGTGATCTTCGAGTTGTTCAGCAGGTTCGCGCGGCACGTCTCGTCGCCGTCGAGAAATTCGATCGGGCGCTTCGTGCCGCTGATGCCGACGATCTCCTTGTTCGACGGCGACGCCCAGAAGCCGATCGCCGCGTCGGTCTGACAGAACAGGCCGGCCGCGTATGCCGATGCCGGCGCGTCGACGTCGGCGTTCGCTGCCGTGTCCCAATACCGCACCCCGGGATCGACCATGTACAGGCGCTTGCTGCCGAAGTTCTTCGCGTACGCGATTGCGTCTTCGTCGGTCTTGTTCGGACCGTCGATGATCGCGATCGCGCGCAGCTTCGCAGCGAGCGAATCCGCCGCCGTGGCGACCGGTTGCTTGGCCGTATGACCAGGTGCGATCAGCAGGCGCGGCTTGAGGTCGAACAGCGACTTACCGTCGAGCAGCGCCTGCAGGCCGGTACGCGCACCGCCGGCGGTGACACCGCCGATCACCGCGGACGTCAGCTTCGCATCGTCCTGATCGGTAGCGACGCCGACAGCGACCATCACCGTCTTGCTCTGCTTGTAAATGCCCTGAATCGAGCGCGTGATCGCGCTCGTCTCGCCGAACGCGGCGACCGCGTCGTATTCGCTCGTGATGCGGACAGGCACGTTCGGTGCGGCGAGACCCGCACCCGGCGTGTAGGTGTCGACGATGCCGACGACAGACGTCGACGGCACCGCGATCGTGCGCGGGCCGGTGTCGACCAGCACGGTCGTCACGCCGTGATAGAAGGATGTAGCAGCCATTCAGATCTCCGAGAAAGCCACAAATAAAAAGGCCGCTCATCGAGCGGCCTTTCATTTCGAGTGATTGGAAGCGCGCGTCAGGCGGGCGCAATGCCCTGTTCGCTGACGAACGGCGGCGGCGATGGAAGCGTCACATCGGGCCAATTCGGCATCGCGCTGCACTCCCGCAGCGACTGCCGATACCCGAGCAACATCACAAACTGGTCGGCCGTCAGCGTCGTCCCGTTGCCAAGCAACTTTTCGTCTTGGTGTCGCGCGACAAGCCAGTCGGTTGCGCCGAGCGCAGAGTCGCGCTCCGCGCGCTTGGCGTCGGCGACTTCGGCTCGGGTTGGGGGAGGCGGATCGAGTGCGACCGGCTTCCCGACGCCGTCGACGACAAGGCGTTTTCCTGCAGACTGTGCGTTGATGAGATCGCGCCATTGCTCGTCACTGACGCCGATGACGGACACTCCCTGCGGAACCGGACTGTCGGCGCTGTCGTAGAACGCCGTGATGCTGCCGCTTGCGTCGTGTGCTGCGAACTTTTGGCTCATGAATTCCCCTTAGCGACCAATAGCGGTGTAGTAATAGCTCTGCCCCACGTTGTTTACGGCTCCGTACGCATACGCGGTGAACTGAGATGCGCTAATAAGCACGACGGACGGAGCAGGGTACGCTGAAGGGGTGGACGACAAGGAGGTCGCCGTCACCGAAAGTACGCCGTTCGGGAAGGCAAGCGGGTACGTAACCACTCCAGATGCAGTCTGAGGGGTGGAAGAGAAATTTAGCTGGAACAACCCCCACTGGATAATCAGCCCGCTCGGCAGCTTCTGATAGCCGTTGGCCGCGATCGACGAGCCAAACAGAGAACTCCACGGCAGCGCAGCCGAACCGCCCATTACCTCCCAATTACTCGGTCCGTACGCGGAGAGCAAAAGGCTGTCTCCAGTCCCGACCACAATCGACGCTACGGTGCCGCTGAACGCGGAAAACCTGTCGTTTCCAGCCGTCTGAATCGTGACCGGAAAGCCGGACGCGTTATAGAACCGCATGCCGACTCCAGATGGATAGGTGCTGACAGGGGGAAGCACCTGTGTGAATGGGCCGGAATTGCCGTACAAGACCACATCAGCCCCGGCATACGTGACGTCCATAGCCACCGCAGCGCCGACAAGCTTCATGCTCGACGCGCCTCCAAGCGCGCGCTGCACAAACGCCGTCGTCGCCAGCTTCGTGCTGTTGTCGAACTGCGGTGGCGTCGTCGCTTTGGGCGTGCTCGTGAAAACCGGCGAATCGATCGGTGCTTTCTTCGCGATCTCGTTCATGACGGTGGTCGCGAAATTCGGATCATTTCCCATCGCGTTTGCCAGCTCCTTCAGCGTATTAAGCGCTTCGGGAGATTGGTCGACCAACTCGGCAAGCCGCTGTGCGAGGTCAGCCTTTGTCGCGTATTGCGGGTGCGGATCGGCCGCGTTCGCGTGCGCGTCCAAGTTACTTTGCCCGCCCTCAAGCAACCTCTTGAGGAACCGCGTCCGGTTTGCGAGCTGCTTCGCCTGCAAGTTGTCGACGCCGTCCGGACCACCGATGACCGGATCCGACGTCTCGAGCTGGTAAATACCGTCTTCCCAACGGTCACTTTCAATGAGATTGCTCATGCAATGCTCCCTCTGCTGTACTGTCCATCTCGCCGCGCGACACCGTTATGGCGGATCGGCACGGCGGAGTAATCGAGCGATACAAGCTGACTCCGCGCAGGCGCATAACGCTCGATCGCCTTCCAGAGCCGGTCAGCCTGATCACGCGTGATGTGCTGATCGAGCTTCACGATGTACTCGGCCCAAGCGCTCGCCTTGCCGTGCACCTGCTCCCCGTTCCGCACGATCGTGCCGTCACGACGGCGACCGCTGCGGCCCTCGATGATCGTCACCTCACCAAAGCCGAACCGACGAATCACCTCGCGAACCGCCCAAGGCGTCCCCTTCTTCCGATGCAGCGCCATCGATCCCCTGATCAGCGCGCGTCGTGCGTCCTCCGATTCCGCCAGCTCCCAACCGTCGACGGCGAGCGCCCACGCAAGCCACGGCAGCCACGCGGCCGGACAACGATCGGCATCCCACAACGTGCGCAGGATCTCGGGATCCACGCTCGGCCGCATCACCTGCGCGAGCGCGGCTTCAAGCGGCGTCTGATTCGCCGGAAGTAGCGGCTCACGCTTCATCGGCCTTCACCTCGACACGAATGCCCGTGCAGTGCGCAAACTCGCGCGGGCCGCACACGACGTTGTCGACGGGCGTCGACAAATCGAGACCCGTCACACCGCTATCCGGCGCATGCAGCGCCCCTTCGATCGCGGATCGCGGCATGCCAGCACGCAGCCGACGCGATTTCGCGACGACGCCGTCGAGCACCTTGCGCCGCGCGTCCCGAACCACATTCGGATCCGGACCGCTTCCGACATAGATCAGCGCATCGATCGCGTACTCGATCTTGATCGCAGGCTCGACCAGCACCGTATCGTTAAGCGGCCGCACCGTCTCGGGCGAGACCTTCGCGCGGACGATGTCGATCAGAGCCTGATCCGGCACGCCGTCCCCCTTCGCCGACATGACGGTCAGCCGCACCGTCCCCGGTTCAGGCCGATCCACCGCGACGTCGAGCACGTCGGCCGAGGCGTCCATCGCGAGCGATCGGTACGCAGCAAACGGGCCGGCAACGGTTGCTCGCTCAGGCGACAACTGGGCGCGAAGCTTCAAGCGCTCGTCCGATTCCATTCGCTGCGGAATCGGCGGGTCAGCATTCGGGTCACCCGGATCGACGACTGCCCGCTCGGTATCCAATAGCACCGCCAGATGCTCCAGGTCAGCACCCGTCGCGAAAGCGAGCATCGCCGCTCGTGCAGCGTCATTTACGCGCGTGCGGAAACGAATCTCCTCGTAAGCCGCCAGCTCGAGCAGCTTCACCACCGGATCCGATTCCAGCGCGGCCGTCCAGTCCGGATAGATCGCCTTGAAATGCGCTAGCTTCATCTGGTACGCCGCCTCGAAGTCGAGCAGTTCGACAAGATCGGGCGGATCCAGCGAAGCAAGATCGATGATCGTCATGTTGGCACCTCGATTTCAACGGCCGCGCCGTCGTACTCGCCGCGAATCGCGAACGTCACCTTGCCATCGACAACAGACAGCACCTTGACCTGCGCGAGCCTGATGCGCGGCTCCCACCGCCGGATCGCGCGCGCGGCCTCGGCTTGCGCGGCGGACACCCATCCGCGCGTAATCGGAAGGTCGACCATCAGCGGGATGTCCGATCCGTACTCGGGACGCTCGCGGCGGCTTCCCTTGCGCGTGCCGAGAATGTCAGCAATGCTCTGTATCAGGTGCGTGACACCGCTGATCGGCTGCCCGGTCCACCTGTCCATGCCGACCAGCGATCCGGACCTGCTCATCCGCGCTCCTCGAGCCGCTTGTAATCCGCATTCGCGTCGAGATAGGCGATATGCGCGGCGGTCGTCGCAACGACTTCGCCGGCAGTAACATGCAGCGTGTCGCCGTCCGGAAACACGATCACGCGACTGCGGAATTTCGTGTCGAGATACGTCGCGCGGGTCGGTGCGTCGCGAGTTGCAGCCTGCGCATTGTCTTTTGCCATCTGTGATCCCCAAAAAACGAAGCCCCGCCGAAGCGGGGCAAAGTGACTTTGCGAATGGACTCGTTACAGCGGCGGCGATACCGGCGCACCGTCGCCCTGTTCCATGTGCGAGTGCCGCAGGAACGATTTGCCGCCGATATCGACGTCGCCCGTATAGCGCGCACCGCCGTTCACCTGGACAGCCGGGCCGCCAGCAACGCCGCCCTTGCCCTGCATCCCGCCGTTGAACGTCAGCAGCTTCTCTGTCGTCGTGTTCCCGGTGAACGTCGAATCCGGGATATCACCGAGCAGCTGCTGCGTGCGCAGCGTCACGCCGTCCGCGCGCAGCTCCAGCTCGGTGCCGCCGATGCGGAACACGATCCTGCCGCCGGCCGGCACATCAACGCGGTATTCGTGTTTCTCGTGGTCGTACACCTCCGACGCGCCATCCGGGTAGTCCCACGCGGTTTCAGCCGGACTGGCCCGCGCCGAGCCGCCGTGCTGGTCCGAGTAGTAGCCCGGTATCGCATATGCGCCGGCCAGATCGCCGGACGGCGCGAACATCGTCGCCTGCTCGCCCACGGACGGCGGGCGCCAGAAGCGCACTGCGCCCGCAGCAGCCGTCTTCCACGGCATCCAGTCGCTGACCCATGCGCCGATGCGAACGCGGCACATCGGCGGCTGGTAGGTGACGCCCTCGACGGTGCCGTGTTGCACCATGCACGCCATGCGGCGATCGATCTCGCCCAGCGCGTAATCGCTCATGCGATTGCCCCCCGTTCATCCGACGGATCCCAATACTGCCCTTCACTGCCGGGACCAACGTCGGGATCGACACCCCACAGAATCATCGGCCCGTCCGGGATTTCGCCCAGCGCCATGCCGAGACCGAATTCGTGCGTCCATTCGACGAGCCACACACAATACGTGTCGAGCTGCGGGCGGAATGGATCCTCCGCGACCTGCACCACTTTGCCGGGCGTGATTGGCAGATCCCACGTCTGCATGTGCACCGCCATCGCGACGCGGGCCGCGACCTCGCGCACGGCCAGCTCCGCCCCCTCCTCGATCGGATCGAACACGATGCGCGCCTGCATGCGTGCGATCAGCGGCACGTCGTCGGTTCCGTCGTCGTGACCGGGTTCGAACTCGCTCAGTTCGATCGCGATCAACGGCGTTTCGATCTTCTGACCGAGACGCGGGTACGCCTCGATCCGCTTCATCGCGGGCAGTTTGACGCGCAGCCCCCGTTCGATCGCGTCGTGTAACCGTTTCAGGTTCTCAAGCACGTCGTATCGCCTTCAGTAGTTCGTAGTTCACCTCCTGCTGGAGGATCACCAACAACCTGTCTTCGCACGCTTTCGCAGCGCGGCGGAATGCCGGATCGCCCGTCTGCTGCCATTGAACCGTCACCATCCGGTACGGCATGCGTTCCTTGCCGACGCGCTCGTAGATCGGCCCATCCGGCTGGCGCGTCGATTGCCGCCACGCCCCCTCGAACGACTGGCGTCCCACGCGCATGCCCTTGCGCGTCTTCATCGCGTTGCCGAGGCGATGCGCCTCGATCGGGTTCAGGCCGAGCCAGACCTTGCCGGCGTCTGCCGAGCGCAGGAAGAAAAAGATCCGGCGACGGATCACCTTCTGCGGGATCTTCGTCGCCGCCCCGACCTCCTTCGCGGTCTGGCTCTTGATCCACCCTGCCGTCTTGCGCAACGTGCGCCGCCACGCGGCCCGCATCGCGGACGATGACAGCCCTTGCAAAACGGCCGTCACCTCGTTGATGTTGATCTCGATTTTTACGTCGTCCATATGCGCTACTGGAGAATGAGGATTGTCCAGCCCGTGCCGTCCGGATGCGCCTCGAGCACGCGATACCGTTCGCCGTCTGCAATCAAGACGCTACCCTGTCGGACAGCGACGACAGCATCACGGTCACGCAGATGGAACACGGGTGCGACCAATTGCGTGCGCTGGCTGCCGAGATCCGGCCCGAGCCACGGCGACTTGAACATGCCCTCGACGGGCTGGCCGTCGATCGTGATGTCCGCGTCGCCGAGATCGCGTAGTACAGCCGCGTCAACGTCCGCGATCAGATCCCGGAACGCCATGTCACGCCTTCAGACGGATACACGCACGTGGGCGCGTGCAGAGGTGGATCGGGTTCGACTGCGCCTCGATCTCGACACCCTTGTTGAACGGCATCAGTTCCTGCCGCGCGTAGTACGGCAGGCCGATCGTATTCACGGCGTCCGTGTAGTCGCCCGGCGCGAAGCGCGAGATGAACAGATCCGGCACACCCTCCGGCACCGCATACGCCTCGTCGGGACCGACGAACGGGACACCGCCCACGGCACCGCGATACCGCTCGAACACGATGCCGTCCAACTCGATCGATCCACGCGGATCACCTCGCAGCGCAGCCGCAGCGGCCGTATTCAGGAACGTTTCCTTGACGGTCGGCAACGTCAGCAGCTTGCGCCAGAAGTTGCTGCCGCAGAACGCGCGCGCCCCCGTGAACGGCACATTGCCGAGCGCGTCTTCGATCGCTTCGAGCGTGTCTTCGTTCTTGATCCGGATCTCGGTCTTCGGGTTCGACAGCTCGTATTCGACGACCTGCTGCTTGATGCCGAAACTGTCGAGCAGGTTCGCGACGACGCGCTTGCCGTCCGCGTCGAGGATCACGCCGCGAATCGCGCCGAGCCGGTGAAACTCGTGCGTCGCGTCGAGCATGCGCCGCATCTTCGCCAAGCGACGGTTGACATAGTTCTGCAGCGTTTCCAGTTCACTATCCGAGCCGAACGGCCGCAGATTCTGGATCTCGTCGGCCTTGATCCCCGCACGCTGCGGCAGGTGCACCGTGTTGAACGGGATCAGGTTCGGCTTGCTGCCGGCCACGTTCGGCGCAGGCGTGCCGCGTTCCCCTGCTGCAACGAGCGCCAGCTTGTCGCCGTCGCGCTCGATCTGCACGACCGTCGTCGTGATGCCTTCCTCGTCGAACATCCCCGTCGAGCTGATGCGGCCGGGCACGTATTCCTGCTCGTTGATCGCCGCGGTCATGGACGACAGCGAGAAGGCGTCGTCGTTGAAAAGGTTGATGTCTGCCATATCTGTTCCTGAAATACAAAAGGCCGCGCATCGGCGCGGCCTTCGGATGGATGGGTTCCGCTTCGGTTAGCGGATGACGATGTGATGCGATGCGAGATCGTCGCGGCCGGCGGCATCCAGTCCGGTCAGCAATCGTCCGTCGACCTCGGCCAGCCGCATGATCGCGACGCCGCGACGCGCGACGCTCGATTCATGCAGTGGGGCATACAGGATGCCGACCGCGATCTCCGCGCCGTCCTTGCCGGCGTTGTCGTACGGCGCATACTCGCCCGTCGCCATCGCGCCGAGCAGCGTCCCGGCCGCGAGTGCCGGGCCAGCCGCCACCGAGACCGCATCGCGCGAGATCGCGCCCGGCCCTTCGGAGATCAGAAATTCACCGGGCAAGGTGCCCATCGTCTTGATATTCGACATTCAGCGCTCCTTTCAGCGTTGAGAAGTTGCATTCGCCACGCGGCGGGCCGCGTAGATGTCCGAGGACCGCACCGTGCGACCACTCGCCTGCGGAACCGGCGTCGACTTCGGGTCCGGCCGACCGTTCACGGGCTGCTGCGACGCCGTCATGCGCTCGAACAACCGTGCGCGAACCTGATCGGGCGTCAAACCGTCCGCGACGAAGCCGGCCGTCAGCTCGGTCAGGCTTGCAGCCAGACAGATGCCCGCGATGTCCTGCGCGCTGCGGATCGCAGCGTCGACCGTCGCGCGGTCACGCAGGCCCGTCGCCAGCACGATGCCCTCGGCGCAGTGCTCGATCCGCGCATCACGGCACGCGGCATATACGTGCGACGCAAGCGCCGTCACGTCCGGCGTCGCCAACGGCGGCGGCGCAGGATCGGCCGGCGGATTCGGCTGCGGATTCGGCGGCGGCACCTCGCCGTCGTCCTCCAGCACCGCCCGGATCTCGGCCGGCACCGCCGAGAAGCGCGCAGCGAGCCGCGCAGCGCCCGCGTACGCGGCGATGCTGATCGGCTCCTCGATCGAGTCGCAGAACCCCTGCTCCTTCGCCTGCGATGCCGTCAGCCAGGTCTCCGCATTCATCATCGCGCGCACGTCGTCATCCGACAGACCGCTGCGCTGGACGTATGCCGCGAGAATGTTCGCCCCCGTGCTGTCGAGCAAATCCGCGAGACGACGAAAATCCTCGGCCTCGCCGGCCGCGACCGTGTGCGGGTTGTGAATCATCAGCATCGCGTTCGACGGCATCACGATCGTGTCGCAAGCCATCAGGATCAGCGAAGCGGCCGACGCGGCAACGCCGTCGACGCGGCCCGTCACCTTGCCGGCATGCCGACGCAGCGCGTTGTAGATCGTGAAGGCGTCGAACACGTCACCACCCATCGAGTTGATCGCGACGACGATCGACGTTGCCGTCGCGGCCACCTCGTCGAGCTTCGATGCGAACAGATCCGCGTCGGTGCCCCAGAAACCGATGTCACCGTAGATCCGGATCTCGACGACCTTCCCGCCGTCCGCGCTCGCTTGCGCGCGGATGTCCCACCAACGTTTCTTTCCCTTCATTCGCCATCCCCTTTAAACGCATCGCCCGCGCCGTCGACCGGATCGAGCGTGTCATATCGAATCCCGAGCCGGCGCTCCCGCGCGAGATCGTCCGCGTTCTCGCGGTCAACCTGCTCCGGATCGTCGCCACGCGACAGCACTGCACCCGACCGGCTCGCAAGCCCGGAACGGATCTCCATCCGTTTCGCCGTGACGTCCTGCACGGGATGGATATACGGCCAGCCCTGCGGCACCCACCGCACGCGCAGATAGTCGCGCCGCTTTCGGTAGTAGTCCGGCATCGGCATCGCACCCGACAGGGCGCATGCGTCGACCCACCAACGCCAGACCTTCCGGCAGAACTGGTGAATGAACACGTTCCACTGGATCTGTTCGATCGATCGGCGAAACTCGTTCAGGATCACGCGCAGCACGCGATCACTCACGTCGCGCAAATCCCCTGTCATGACTTCGTACGGCATGCCGACCGATGCCGCAGCCGCCATCAGTTGCTGGCGCATGAACGGGCCGTAGTCGGTTCCCGCACCGGGCGGCTCAGCAAATGTGACGCCCTCGCCCGGAGCCAGCTCCTGCATGCTCCCCGGTTCGAGCGACACGACCGGCGAGAAGCCGTCGACGTCGTACTGCGCTGCGCTCCCCGTGATTGGGTCTCCCGGAAGCCCCGGCTCGGCGGGCGGCTTCGTGATGAACCCGGCAAAGAGGTTGCTGACCTCCTGCCGAAACAGCACCGCATCATCGAAGTTGTCCAGCGACTTGAGCCGCAGCAGCACCGTCGACAGCTCGGGCACGCCGCGCACCTGGCCGGGACGAAGCGCGAGAAAGACGTGTGCGATCTCGTCGGCCGGCACGCGCACGGTCTGCATGTTGGTCATCGACGCACGCCCGTACTCGCCGGGATGACGCTTCAGCAGGTGATACGCAACCCGCCGATCGTCTGCGTCGAACTCGACGCCGTTGATGATCTCCCCGCCCGGAACGATCTCGTTCTTCTCCATCGGCAGCAGATCGCCTTCGAGAAGCTGAATCTGCATCGGGACAGCCAATCCATCGCGCGGACTGCGCAACTTACGACGCACCAGCACCTCGCCGTCGCCAAAGAACGCACGCGCGGCGAGTGTCTGCACCCCGGCGATGTCGAACAGCTCGTCGGCGTCGATTTCCTCCCCGCTGTCTTCCCAAAGTTGCTTTTGCATCTTGCGCACTTCCTCGTTCGGATGCTTCGGATGCGCTTGGATACCGTTGCCGATCGTGTTCGAGACGAGTCGCGCGATCGCCGTCTTCGCCCACGGATCGTTGCGGATCGCGTCGCGAGCACGCGAGCGCATCAGCGGAAGGTTTTGCACCGCTGCCGCATTCGGTCCCGCGCCCGATGTACGCCACGACTTCGCCCGTGCGCCCGTCGTGCTCGCCGACTCATAGGCCGCCGCCTTCAGCCGCGTTGGCACCACGAATCCGCGCTGCGCGAGTGACGGATAGCCGCGCCTCATCGCACCCCCTTGCCCGCGTGACGCAGCCGGACGATCGACGAACGTCCGGCCGCTCCATTCAGGTCACGAATGATCTCAGTGCGTGCCTCGCGCAACTCGGCGATCGAGCGATACTTCACGCGCCGGTCGGCGTATTGCACCTCCAGCTCGCCTTTCGCGATCGCGGACTGGATGCGCTCCAGATCCTGCCTTGTGTATCCCATGAACTTCTCCTAGCGTCGCGACAGATAGGTCGATCGGCCAACGCGACGCCCCTGAATGCGCGAAACCCCGCTCGGTGGCGGGGTTTCGGCGGGTTTTGCTACCGGCGGCGACGGCCGCGGAGCCTCTGTTACTTCCGGTTCATCGGGCGGGTCTGGCAGCACCGCGACAGGCATCCCCGAAGGCAGTTCTTCCAGCACCGGCACCGCATCGAACAGCGAGACCTGCGAGGCGCGATGCTGCTCGACCTGCCAGTGCTCCTCCTTCATCAAATGCACCTTGACGCTGCGGGCCGCGTGCATCGCATAGCCCTCGCAGTCCAGCGCCTCGTTTCTTGCGCCGGCCTTCTTCTGCCACACGCGCTTGCCGCCACGCGGACCCGGCACCTTGACCTCGGCCGTGAGCTGCGTCAGGTAGTCGCTGCGCACGCCGCGATACCAGTGCATGCGCCCCGGTCCGTCACCTTCAAGCTTCATCCGGTTTTCGAGGATCAGATCCTTCGCCCGGCTCACGCCGACCATGTACGGACGCAGGCCGTACTTCGCTGCCTTGCTGTTGTTCCGCGTCGAGTCGATCGACGCCTTCGGTACGCTGAAGATCTCCGCGTCGGGGTTGCTGCTGCCCTTGACGGCCATCACGTTGTGACCGGCCTGCTGCGCCGCACGCACATACTTGTATACCGCATCAGACGTCGAGCCGTCCGACGAGTCGATCGACATCGCACGTACCCGCAACAGCCAACCGTTTTCATGCCGGTAGGCGTGCGTCAGCAACATCGTCAGCGCACCCCAAACCCCACCCGTCAGCGGATCTTGCTGCTGATCAAGCACGTTCCCGTGAATCTCACCCCACACGACGAGCCAGCTCTCCTCGCCGCGCCCCCATGCACGCAGCACGATCGCGAGACGATCGTGCTGCACGTCGACGCCGAGCGTCAATAGCAGACCGCCGGCCGGCACCGTCAGCTCCGCGTACGGCAGCGCCCGTTCAGCAAGCACCTCCAGCTCGGGCAACTCGCTCTTGTACTTGTACGCCCGCCCCTGCGAGTTGTTCACGAACGACCGCATCTTCGTATCGTCGCCCTCGCGTAGCGCCTTGTCGGCTGTCAGCCACTTCTTCACTAGTTCGGCCATGTTTGATCCGGGGAAAGGCGATACCAGCTCGTTGATTCGAAAACCGGCCACGCCGTGAAACGGTGCCGTCGCGACCCATCGCCCGCGACGCACTGCGCGGATGCGCATCGCGTCATCCCACAACGAACCACAATGTGGACACGTGTAGCGGGCAGTCTCCGGTCGCGCTCGGCCATAGACCTCATGTACGACATCGGCGTCGTTACTCCAGATCACGTTTTCCCATGCCAGCTCATGCTCTTCGTCGCAATCGGGGCATGGAACCAGATAGACGCGCTGATCAGACGCCGCATACGCCTGCTGGATGCGCGACAGGCCGTCGACGGTCGGCGTACCGCCCAGGATCATCTTGCGTCGCCGGTCCGAATAGCTCTTGTTCCGCTCTTCCAGCAGCGTGATCGAGTCGCCCTGCTCCCGCACGTTCGTGTTTGCGTCGTCCGGCTCCTCGACCGCAACGACCGGGGCCGGCGTCGACTTCACCTCGTCCGGCGCGTTCGACGTGATGAACTTCAGGAAGCCGCGCGCGAACGTCTTGTGATCCCACAAGTTGTTTTTGTCGCGGGCTGCGTTAACCGGCAACTTGGCCGACAGGCGAGGCGTCACCTCGACCATCGGTTCGAACTTTTCGAGATTGAACTTCTTCGCCGTCTTCTCTTTCGGGAACATGACGATCATCGGACACGGATCGACGTCGATCCGCTTCGCGATGTAGTTCAGCAGCACCCCATCCGTCCACGCGACCTGCGCGGACTTCATGCACACAACCTTCTGCGCGGCCGGATCGTCCAGCGCGTCGTGCATGCCGATCACCCACGGCGTGATGTTCACGTTGTAGCGGCCCGGGCTCGCCGATGCCTTGGCGCTCAACCGCCGATGCTTAGTCGCCCACTCCGTCGTCCCGATCCGTTCCGGCGGTCGCAGCAGCTTCGCGATCCGTCGAATCACCGCGCGGACTGTCTGGCTCGTATTGAGATAGCTGCTCAAGGCATCCATAGATATGCTCGTTCAACCATTCGACGTCGACCTCGACGCCGTATAGCGCATACAGCTCAGGCGCCAGCTTGTCGGGCAGCGCCAGCAATTCCGTTTGAAATGCGCCGACCATCAGGCCGTACGCCTGCTCCAGCTGCGCGACGTTGACGAGCTGACCTTGCTTCTCGGCCAGCGTCAGCAGCTTGAGCTGCCGGTCGACGCGCTCTGTCATGGCGCGTTCGGCGACGAGATCAATGCCCGTCTCGCTGGATCGGCCGGCGGCCATCTCGCGCAGGTGCCGGATGTACGCGATGCGGACCTCGTCCATCGACACCGCCTTGTAGTCGAGCCGGACCTTGTCGACGAACCGCGAAACGGCCGACTGATCAAGGTCCAGGTGCTCGGCGATCTGCTGCTGAGTCGGCATGAATATGACCCCCTATGGAGACTCGCCAGTAGAGAAAAAGCGCGGGTGCGAGCCCCCGCGTCTTGGCACACGCAGAGGGTCCCCGACCATGCCGAACACGGCGCGTTCGACCTTGAATTTGCAAATTTGGTGAGCTACAACACATTGCAGCATCAAGAAAATAAACAACAAACAACAGCGGGGTAAAACATGTCATCGTCACGTGCCATTGCGCGAGTGATGCTTTATTGCGTCGGCTCGGTGCTTCTCGCCTCCTGCGTCCAATCGCCTTCGCTTTGGGGATTGCGTTACGGACCGGACAAACCCCAATACAGCTACGTCCTCAACAGCGCAGGACCGAATGGCGATAAGCCAAGTACTGCCGGTGATCTTCTCATTTGGAATCCGAATACCAACGCGGCATATATAAGCCCGACCGGAAAGTCTTGCATTCAGGCGGCCGACGTATATCGCGTGGCATCCGCGGCGGCCGACGCACAATTGAAAGCTGACGCATTGGGTAGCAAAGTTACAAATATCGATGCGAATGCTTCCAGTCAGCGCACAGAGGCCGCGATCCTTCTTGCCAGTCAGGACGTTCGCGGAACGTTTCTCAGCATCGCACTTTTCAACCTTTGCATGTTCGCTTCCAATCAGCAAATGACGTCTGGCGAAGTCACCACGGCATTCGCACATGTCGTGGATAAGGCTGCGTCGATGACCACCGGTCAAGTCGCTGCTGCTACTGTCGCCGCCCAATTGCTAGGCTCCGGCAAAACCCGTGCGACAGACGGCGCAAGTGATACATCTGGTGCAGATGTAGCGCAAGCTGCGTCGGGCGCAGTCATTGGCAAGGGCAAGCCAAAGTCCTGATTTGCGACGCTAGCGCCATTCACTAGCGCCGAACAGCAAAAAGCCCCGAGGGCTTTCGCACTCAGGGCTTTGGAATTCATTTCGTAGGGGCGAGCGCCCTCCCACCAGATCCCGACAGACTTTTATCGTTGTTGGTCGCGGCGCTCCCGCGATTCAGTATGCCTGTCGGGCGAAGGTTGCGACACGAGTATGCGGTCGCTCATTTATCCAGTGACGCGGTAAAGGATGTGCAGAGTTTAAGCGATCCGCTCTTGAAATGGAATACGTTTCATCCTCGCAATTGCCGGCGCATTGTGTCGGACACCGATCCATCCACGTTATCGAGCAACGCAAGCATGTCGTGGAAGCGCCACGACCAATTGCGCCGATACTCGACGAGCGATACGCCAAGCGCATGTGCGCGGCCCGCATCGTCGATTGGCCGTTTGCCGGAACCCGAGCAGTCAGGGCAGATATGCCGGCCCTTGGAATCTGCGGCCGGCGTCGCAGTAACGCGCCCCATACCGCCGCATTCGTCGCACGGTTCGTATTCCCGAAACACCAGCGGACCGTTACGGCCGCTGAAGAATGGGATGCGCTCCTCGGAGATACACACGCGCCCACTCCCGGCGCACACGCTGCACGATTCCGCTGCCGGCGTTGCGACTCGCACGCGACGCACGACACCGCGCCCCCCGCACTCGACACACTGGTCGTTCACCCACTCGTCCAGCAAGCGAAGCGCGAACCGCTCGACGATATCGACGTTCGCGCGCTCGACCGCATGCCCCGCACGCTGATCGCGGCGCTCATCTCGCGTATAGCCCGTGAAGCGGGCACGTTTGAAGCGGCCCGACGTCCGGATCATCTGCGCCAACAGCAACGATGCGCGTCGAATCATCGCAGGCGTCGCCTGCGGCCCGGCCTTTATCCGGATCAGCAACCGACCGAGATCGTTCGCAAAGGCCAGTGCGCCCAAAGTAACTTTCGGATCGGCAATCGGGTCGGTGAACTGACCACGAACGCTCATCGCTACACCCGCCCGCTCTTTCAAATCGATCATGACTCTCTCCAATACGTCCTAACGTCCCAATGTCCCAAGGGAAAAGGCTTGCAGGGACGCGCGCCCGCGCGACATGCGCCGCCTACGTCGCGCACGTCGCACGCACATACGCGCACACGTGGCGGGCTTTGGGACGTCGGGACATTGGGACGTCCACAGCGCGCCAAAGCTGGCGCAGCAGCGCGCCGAACATGCCGACACAGCGCGCCAAACCATCACAGCGGGCTATCGTCATCGCCCGCAGCCACCGCTTCCAAGACGCGCTCCGGTTCGTGTTCGTCCCGCACGTAAAACCAGCCACGCGATCCCGTCGATTCCCGCTTGCGCACCCAGCCGAGGGATTTCAGCGCCTTGCCGATGCGGCGTTGCTCGGGCAGCGTCCACTTCGACGAATCGAGCTTCAGGACATCGCGCAGGATCTCCTCCATCGTCGTCCGGGCCGCACACTCCAGTTGCTTGCCGATCACGTCCTCGTACACGTCACCTTCGTAGCGCTCGGCCTGCTCGACCTCGAACAGCGGACGCTCGGCTTCGGTCACGTGCCACACGACACCTTCGCGGTACAGGTGCACGGCCTCGGCCCAGAGCTGATCTCGCACGCGCGCAATGCCGTCGATATCGACCAGCCCGCCACAACGCAACGGCCAGTAACGCCGGTTGCCCGACTCATCCTTGAGGTACGCATCGAAGTTGACCGAGCCGGCGAACACGCACTGACGATGGACGTCCGTCGCACGCTTGCCGTAGAAGTTTCGGAATCGGTCCGTCTCGGTCGCGAAGAAGCTCTTAGCGGCCGACGAGTCGGTCTTGTTGAGCGAGTCCAGCTCGGCCAGTTCGATGATCCACTTCCCGGCCATGACGGCGTACGTGTCCTTGTTGCCGATCTGGATCGGCGTGTCGGTGAACCATTGCTTACCGGCAAGCACCTTCAGCGCGGTCGATTTCCGCCAGCCCTGCCGGCCTTCGAGGATCAGCACGTTGTCGACCTTGCAGCCCGGCTCCACAACGCGCGCAACGGCCGCGATCATCCACTTCATGAAGGCGAGCTGCACATACTCGCTGTCGACGACGTGCAGGTACTTCGACGGCATCGCGCGCACGCGCTCGACGCCGTCCCATTCGAGACCGTTCAGATACTCGCGCACGTCGTGAAAGTGGGTCGCATCGGCAACCAACAGCACTGCGCTCATGACGATGTCCGGCCGCACCGAGATCCCATACTTCTGAGACAACCAGAGCGTGCACCGATAGTCGTCCATGTCCGTCCATTCGCCTGCAGCGCCTTGCGGGAATGGCGGCGCCTTACGCTTGACGACGCGGCCAGCGAAGTCGTCCTGCGCAATGATGCCCTGCCATGCCTTGTGATTCGACAGAATCAGGTGAACGTTACCGAGCGTCGGCAGCAGCGTGCCCTTGTCGGACCGCGCGAGATCCCGCTCCCACGTGTGAGCGCCGTTCTCCACTTCGTGACCGTGCCACGGATCATCTTCTGCGGCAGCGGACGACGCGCCCGTCGCGGGCACATCGGCCGGAATGTCGATCATGGCCGGCTGGATCTCCTCGTTCGCTGGCGCGAGAACGGCCAAGATGGCCGACTGGAGCTGTCGCTCGACAACGCCGATCCCTTCCTCGACGTGCAGGTCGTTGAAGTCGGTCAGCTTGCGCTCGCCGCGATTCGTGAACACCGGATGCACGACGCTGACGCCGTCGACGGCTGCTGCCGCTTCGTGCGCCCGTTTCAGGCCCGCGTTCTCGAATCGCTTCCGGCGCTGCGGCATCACGTCATTGCCGTATGTCACCTCGACATACGCGACGCCGTTCTCGTCGACGCGCTTGTGCGCTGCGACCATGTACCACGTGTTCTTCGCTTCGATCCGGATCGGGGACGCTTCGTAGATCAGCTCGCCTGCGAACGCGAATTCCTCCGCGAGCCACTCGCGCATGCGCTGCTCGACCTTCCAGTCGTCATCCGCGCAGACGAGAATGTGCACATCCGGATACGCGGCGCGCAGATGCTGCACGGCCGGCAGAATGCCGCCCGCATCGAAGCACACCGACAGCGCGAAGGCTTCACGTGTCGCCATGCGGATCGATCGGCCTGTCGCGTAACCTTCGGCAACCAGCACTATCCTGTCGTCCGCCGCGACGTCGCCGAGCAGGTACGCCGCCCCCTTCTTCTGCATGCCCTTGTTGAAGCGCTTCGCGCCGTCTAGCGTGATCTTTTGCAGACCGACCAGACGCGGCTCATCGTCGCCATACTGGAACATTGGCACAAACATCGTGCCGTCTTCGTCGAATCGGACGCCCTCTGGCGTGATCTTCTTGCGGTCCAGGTACGCGGAGGAACCGCGCTCGTCCGCACGGCCCCACTGGTCATGCGCGCGGTTCGCTGCGAGTTTCGCCTGCCGAGCATCACGCTCGGCCTGCTCGCGCTCGACCGCTTCCTGTCGACGACGCGTTTCCGCCAGTACCTCGTCGCTCAACGGTGCGCCATCCCATCGAAAACGCTCGGTGCCGGGATCGTCGCCCGAGAAATGGCCGAAGGTGCCCGAATACCCGATCACCGCCCCCTTGCTCACGACCTCGCGGAGCTGATACCAATACTTCTTGCGCGGGCCGTAGCGATGATGCTTACCGTCCGCGACTGGGTGGCCGGCCGGTAACGGATGGTCGGCTGCCGCAAGTTGCGCGCGGATCTGGTCTAGCGACGACATTCAGCAATTCTCCTTTCCAGTTCACGTTGATGGAGGGTCGAGCGCCACGCCTTCCGGCCTGCGCTGTACACGTCGGTTCCGATCGTCTTGCGTTGCGGCATCGAATGCCGGCGGCGCAGGCCGCTGCTGACGCTCTGCAAAGTCACTTTGGTTTCCCCTCGCCACGATTGATGTAGCAACTGCGACGAAGTGCTTCGCGCCCCTTTGCCTTGATATCGAGCAGAAGTTCTCCCACAGCGGCCGCGACTTCGGAACGCGGACGATTGGCGACGAATGCACCTACCGCTGTCCGGGCTTCGCGACTGCTCATCGTTCCGCAGAAACATGCGTTGCAGATATCGGCCAGGGAGAAACTGGCACACTCATCCGGTTCACGGCCCACCATTTGCTCGCTCGCGGTCGGCGCGCAACGACAGCATTCCATTCGCAGCGCATCCAATCCCCACATCCTTATCTGCGAGAACAGCGCGGCGAGAACGTCGATAGTGGTATTGCAATCGGCCTCCTCGAGCATGCGGCTCACCGTGCGCGCTTCGGTGTTCCCATACCAGCTGTTCCAGTATCCTTGCGCAAGCAACATCACATTCCGCTTTAGCACTTCATTGGAGTCGTTCATCGTGTCCTCGAACATTGAGAAATTTGACCTTCTTGTTGCCAAACTGCTTGCTAACCTGTACGAGCGATTTCCCATCGAGGCCGCGATCACTGCGAACGCGTACGGCATCGATGCGGAGAACATTTTTTGCGGCGACACGATCGACACGGCGATCAGCGCCGAACTGGACTTCTTCTGCGGCACCGTTAGATGGCTGAATCGGGCCGGTTATATTGATTACTCGAGCGAACATGACTCGGGAGCGTTTGCGAACGTTGTACTCACTGCAAAGGCACTTGAAATTCTGAAAGCCACGCCCGAATCTCTCAGCGCGTCGCAGTCGATCGGCGACTACCTCGTCGATAGCGTACGAGGCGGTACAACCGACGCCGTGAAGCAAGGCGTGACAGCTGCTCTTTCGGCGGGCGCACTGTTCATCTGGAATGCACTGGCCAAATAGCCCGCAAGAATCAGGTCGACAGCTCATTTTTCCCTCCCGTTACTTGCCGCGCAGCCGACGCCATTCAGCGGACATCTGGTTGTCAAACGCGGCAAGGTCGGCCGCGCAAAGTCTGCCGACGATCTGGTCGCGGAACGCGTGGCGTTCCGCCTTGGTAGGTAGCGCCGCACACGAACGGGCGGCGACTCCGATGAACACGTTGACCATGCCGGCCCGCCCTGCTTCCGCAAGGAACACGGCGACGCGATCGGGGAAAGTCGATATGAGATCCGAGAGGAACCGGCTGACCTGATCCGGAGCGTTGTCGAATCGATAGGCGAGCGCAGTCGTGGCGCAAGCGAGCTGCTGCCCATACTCGCAGCACAACTCCACCTGCTCGCGCCACACGCGACAACACCCCATGTCGGGCTTGAATCGCTCCATATCACCGCCGACGGCGCTTCGCGAGGTTCCGAGCGGCATGGATCAGCCGCTGAAACAGTCGCTGCCCCTTGCGCCCCGTCGCGATGATCTCCTCGGCCTTGCGGTCGTCGATACGTTGATCTTCGAGCGCACGCGTCACGTCATCGGCCACGCGGCCGACGTGAGCCTGTAGGCGCAATGTGGTCGACACGAGGTGCATCGCACCCGGCTCGAGTGAATCCTCGACCACCTGTTCGTCGACGTGTTCGGCAACAAGGCCGAAACGGGCATTCAGCGCATGTAGCGCATCGAGCGCATGCACCTTCGCCTCGGCCTTCTCCTGCATCCACTCCACGAGAAGCTCGAACATTTCCATCGACAGGCGACTGTCGCCAACGCCGCGCAACCGCAGACGCAGCGACTCGGCGGTGATGTTCTTTCCACGGCGGACGGTCAGATAGTTCGCCGCATCGGCAACGCCTCCGGGCGTGTTGCGTACGGAGGTGTAGAGCACGTCCAGCCATTCGGTACTGTCGTATCGGCAGGTCATCGGGATATTGGGAAAAGGTGGGTTTCATTCTGTCGCCACGATCCGCCGCCACATACGATGCGAATCCAACGCGCTACGCGAATCAACGCCCCGAGTCGGCCCGATTCGCCGTGAAGAAATTCGGCATGAACAGATCCGGCCTCTCCACCTTCACAGCAGCAGGAATGCCCCGCGCGAGCCAATTGCAAACGCGCTGAGTGCCGCCGTGGCCCTTTTCGTAACCGAGCAACTCGGCGACCTTAGCCGGTCCTCCGAGCCGTTCAATTACCTGCCGATCCGATTGGATATGCGCTGATTTGTCCATAGGGCGACATTAAACACCATGTTTATTAACATTGCAAACGCGGCGTTTAACAACAAGGCGTTTACATCGCCGACCATTGGCTCTATGCGAGCCATCCATGAAACAACGCAGCGCCTGTACGATGCCGCCAAGGAACTTCGGGACGTCGAGGGTCCAGCAAATGTCGCGCGCCTACTAAATGAATCGCCCCAGCTCCTCAACAACTGGGAGCGACGAGGCATGTCCGCGGCTGGCATCATCAAGGCAGCGGCGGCAATCGGCTGCAGAGCCGAATGGCTAAAATCCGGCGTCGGCGACATGGCAGACGCCGGGTCACTGAAAGGAACATTACGCAGCGGTAAGATTAGCGATGACCAGGAAGACCGTCAGCAATCGAGGCCGCTGCCGGAGCTCACCCCCGACATAAACGAACGCGCAAAGACGTTCATGGCCGCTCTGACCAAGGCGGTTAAGCATGGACTCGTAACGCCCCAACTCATGCAGGCGCTCGAGGGCATGCTTGAGGCCGGCACAAGTAGCTCGACTGCAGCGGCGTTTGCAAAACGCTCACGCTCCGCAATCCGCGCAGCCGTGATGCCCGAGGGCCAATCGCACAATGAAGTACAAAAACGGGGATCGACGCGGTAACGTCGTTGATTTGACAACTTATCGGGCGAGCCGCCCTCGACATGTTGAGCCACATCTTGACGACTCCGAACTCGTCACAGACATACGGTTTTCTATCACGCGGTCCGGCAGAATTGTTGCCGCGCGCCCTCGCCTAGATACGACGCACCTCCTCGCCGTCCTATCGTGGTGCCAAGACCTCTCTGCACTCGCTCTCGACTCCTACCTAGACGCAACAGCCTAGCCCGTCAAACCTGACACCAACGGGACGGCGGGTAGGTATTCGCGTGCGCGCGGATTAAACATGGTGTTTGCATTTTGAATAAACATGATGTTTAATTCCTTCAGCCGCGTCCCCCTGACGCCCAACTGGAGAACCACCATGAAATCGACCGATCTGCACGCGGAAGCCCGTCAGGACTGGCTCCGCGACGAACAAGCACCCCGTGTCACGCCGTCCGAGCCGGCCCGCCAAAGCAACTTTGAGAAGTCTGCGATCTTCCGCTGGACCCTCATCGCGGCCCTGCTGTTCATCGCCGTCAACGTGTTCCAAGACGGCCCGACCGACGAGCCCCCGACCGCCTACCGAGTCACCATCTAAACCGCCCCGACCCTGCCGGGGCAAGCGGCCCCGGCGTCATGGAGACCCGCCATGCCGCGAATCAAAGTCAAAGCCAAGCCTCTTTTCGACGTCGAGCGTCGCGACACTCTGTCCCTCCGAACCGTCGTTCGTTACGACCGGAACGCAAAGCGGCCGACAACGCCGATTCTGATCGGCAAGTACGTTGTTGCCCGACGCCCCCTGTCCGACAGCCTGCACACGCTTTACATGATCCTCGACGGGGCCGAGATCGCCGGCACGCAGATCTCGATCCCGAGCGAGGCCGACTGCGCCACCGCCATCAAGCGCCTGCGCGACGCGAAACGCGCAGCAGGCGTCGCAGCATCCGCTGCGATCGCCAAGGCGAAGAGACCGCGTAAGCCGATCCGGGAGGCAGCATGACGTCAGCACCGGCACATGCAGCACAGCCGCTCAATCCGTTCGTTGACCTGACGGCAGGTCAACGCGCAGACCTCACCATTCGCATCCTCGACGTGTTCCGCCGTCTGACGCGCGCGATGACGTCCGACGAGGTCTGCAGAACGCACTTCCCGGATATGGCGAGCGTCGCGGCACAACACATCGACAAGCTCGCTCGCGGCGGACTGCTTCGCCGCCAGCCGCGCCCTCACGATCTGCGCTTCGTGTACTGGCTGGCCGGATCTGATGCTGCCCCGCCGCTTCCGATCCCGTGCAAGCAAGCGGATGGCACGTACACCAGCGCCCCCGACGACACGTTCAAGCCCCGACGGGCGGCATACGCGGCAGTCACCGCCGGCTCGATGCACACGCGGCCCGCGTTCCATCCGATCGTCACGCGCAACCAAGGGAGCCACGTCGCCGTCTCGTTCCCGCACCTGTATCCGCTCGAGGTCACGGCCGACTCTCTGCAAGATTCCGCCGCGCAAGCGTTGCGCTATCTGCGCCTGTTCCGTCAGAGCATCGACCTCGAGGTCGCACGCCTCGAACAGCTCGTTCAACGCCGGAGGATCGCATGATGGACGACCGCACCCAACCTCTCGACCTGACCGCACCGATTCCGACCGGGAACATCAAGGCTGCAGCAGCCGCAGCCGGCGCGACGTCGGCGGACCTGTGGATGGTCCCCTATGGCCAACTCCACTATGATCCCGCCGACAACATCCGACCGGTCGATCCCGAATGGGTGACGCACCTCGCCACCCTTATCATCGAGAACGGGTACGACAAGGGGTCGCCGCTCCATTGCTACGCGCGAAAGGTCGACGGGAAGGATCTGCTTTACGTGTACAAGGGGCAGCACCGCTACCTCGCAGCGGGCAAGGCAATCGAAGCCGGCAAGGACGTCGGCAAGATCCCCGTCGTCGTCCGCGACGCCAAAACCGTCAACCGTGCTGACATGGTGATCGACGGCTATCTCAGCAATGACAGCAAGCATTCGTCGCCGCTTGAGCTGGCCGGCGTGGTTGCCGAGCTGCGCGACATTCACGGCATGACCCTCGCGGCCATCTGCAAGCGCCTGAATGTCACCGACCAGACGATCCGCGACGTCGGTCTGCTTGAACGCGCACCGGCCGAACTGCATCAGATGGTTCGCGACGGCGCGGTGGCCGGCACGCTCGCGATTGAACAGATCCGCGAACACGGGGCAGACAAGGCACTCGACCGGCTGCAGAAAGGCGCGGCGAAGGCCGCTGCGTCCGGCAAGGCCCGCGTGACGAGGAAACACCTTGACGCAGCATCCGCGCCGTCGACGGACGCGGACGCCCCTGTCGTGGCACAGGCGCCATCGCAACCGTCCCCGCGCCCGACCGCGCCCACCAAGATCAGCGAGCCGTGTGCAAAGCAACTTTTGCAGGCGCTGCAGACGGTGTTGCACGACGAAGGTTTCGGAAAACTGGCACCCGCGACGATCGAGGCCGTTCATACAGTGCTGATGCCACTCACTGACCTGCTCGACGCTCGCCCCGCCGGGAAAGCATGGCCCGTCACCGAGCCGGATGAGAACGGCTGCTGCCAGCCGGTCGAGACACTGCGCGGCCCCGAGCGGACCGACAGGATCAAGGGACCGCTCGCACACATTCGTATCGCTCAACCGGCTCCCGGTGCGTGGATCTATGCGATCGAATACAACACCGGCACCAGCTTCGCGAGCGACCCTCTGAAGGTATCTTCGCAATCGCGCGCAGTATGGACACGCGTTCAAGCAATTCGCTCGGGCGCTGCGCGGCTCGTCGACACAATCAAGTCACCTGTCCACGGGCGGACCAAGTCGGAGCAAGCAGCGTTCAAGCGAATTCTCGCGTGGGCGAACGAGATCATCGGCATGCCCGACCCCGACATGACCACCGAATTCTCTACAGCCACCGCGAAAGGGCAACGTCCGGACCTGACGGACGTGTTGACGGCCATCGAGCACAAGCGGCGGATCACATCGAACCGCGCGTTGCTCGATTCCGCATTCCCGCCGCAGAAGGCGAAGCCCGGCCTCGACCCTGCGTCCGCATGGCCGTTCCCGAAAGGAGCCGCAAATTGACTTCGCGCCCGGCTCTTTCTACCCCACGTCCGCTGCCGCGAAAGCGGGAACACGCGAAGAAGCGCCCGGCTATCGCACTGGCGAGCGTCAACGGCACTTCAATGCAGTCGGACAGCAGCGGGCTGACGCCCGCAAAAGCGATCCAGAAAGACGAAGCGCCGCTCGCGCGGCGCAAACCTATCCAGATGGACGAAGCCTCGGCGGATGCCCGCCGAGGCAGGCTCGCGCGGATCGACGCCCTTCGCATCGAGATTCGCTCGCTGATCACCGACATCTCGCATGCGGCCGACGTCGAGCTGCTCGACCTGATGGCTGATGAGGTCGGCTCGTTCGCCCGCCACCGGGCTGCACAGGACGCCCGCACATGGGCCGCAACCGCCGGCATCACGCTCGAGACAGGACTGATGCAACTCGGCCGCGCCCTGCCGCCCGCAAACGCTCAAGGAACCAATCATGTCTAAAAGCATGAAAGCCGAACTCCGCCGCGTCATGGACCTTCTCGATACCGAACTGGGTGATTCCGACTCAGTGGTGGAAGGCATGACGCAAGAGGAAATCGAAGGTGAATACCCGATCTTTGCTGCTATGCAGATCGTCGCGTCTCTCTGGGAAGCAATTCCTGATGACGGAGCAGCCACGCCGAGTAACGCAGCATTGACGGCCGCTCAGCGAGCCGCGATCGAATTCGCGCTCGGTGCATGCGCCGGCCACCGGGCCGGTGAACCACACGTTGCGGCGCTGGAGTCCCTTCTTGCCATCCAGATCGAACGCCACGACCTCACCAACACCCGATCGGGAGAAGGCAGATGAGTGAAGCGGAACTGATTGAACGCTTCGTTCAAGAGCTCGACAGGCGCATTAGACCGGCGATCCCACTGGAAATCGCCCTGTGGTCGACCAAGGAAATCGGCGAATACCTTCAGCGACCGGCGCAGGTCGTGCGCGAGCGTATCGTTACCCTCCCCGGCTTCCCGGAATCGATCCGGTTGCCGAGCGGCGACGGTGGTCGCAGCTTCCCGCGCTGGAAGGCCGCCGAGGTCGTAGCGTGGGTCGAGTCACACCAAGGCGGCACGCGCGCGCGAGGCGGCCGCCCGCGCAAAGCGGACTAACCGAGACGCGCCGCGATGTCCGCGGCCGTCTCGTTGTAGTAAGTCAGCAATTCGTTGAGGTTCGTGTGCCCCGTCATGCGAGCGAGGTCAAGCGGCTGCAGCTTCTTCGCCAGCCGCGTGATCGCTTCATGGCGCGTATCGTGGAACGTCAACCGATCTTCAGGCGGCTGTTTCTCAAAAGCCTTATCGCGCGCCTTGCGGAACAGCGCATCTCGACTCTTATCGTTGAGGTCGAACAGCGGCGCACCCTCCTCCACCTTCGGCAGCATCCCAAGCAATTCCACCGCTCGCGTCGACAGCGCCACGCTACGAGCGCTACCGTTCTTCGTCAGCGGCAGACGCGCGACACGCAGCTCGAGGTCGACCGTCTGGCTCGTCAATCCAAGAATCTCCCCTGAGCGCATGGCCGTTTCGATCGCAAACAGGAACGCCACTGCAACGCGCTGCGATGCGTACCGCACCGGCATACCATCCTGAAATCCAAGCGCGAGTGTCACCGCCTCGATCTCGGCCGGCGAGATCAGTCGCTCACGACCTGGCCCCGGCGTCGGCCGCTTGATCTCCTTCATGGGTTCCGACGCCAGCCAACCCCACTCTCTGCGGGCTGTGTCGAGCGCGTGTGATAGCAGGGTCATTTCACGATTGACGCTTGCTGGCGACACCTCTTTCAGGCGCTCGTCGCGCCATGCAGCAATGTGCGCTGGCTTTAAATCGGCGAGGCGAATTTCGGCGAACGTCCGACCGTCGATTTTCTTCCGACCAATCAGATCGAGGCGCAAGCGTTCCCACCGCTCGCCGCGCTTTTTCGAACTCACCTTGTCGCGATATTCCACGAGCACGTCGCCAACCGTATGGGTCTTGCTACCCTGTCCGGTAGCGATCGACCGCAATTCCGTTTCGCGCTTGAGCGCCCACGCCTGCGCCTCGGCTTTCGTATCCCGGACTGCCGAGTCTCGAACGCCCTTGACGTAAACCTCTGCGCGCCAACCGCCGGCTGCGGTCTTTCTGAACGACGCCAT